CAAGTGTGCAGAAATGCATAACGACAAACACGTGGTTAAAATGATCCTTGAATATGCTCAATTACTCTCTACTGCTCATCGGATTCTTGATGGTATTGTTGAGCCTGGTTTATCTAAAACTGGACGAAAGAAAACAATTTATCGTTTGCCTGACGAGCGTGATAGTGTATTGTATGGTGCTACTCACGTATCTCATCCATCTGCTGTTTGGGTAAGGCAGTCCGACAGAAATTATATTTGGTTGGCGAATCTTCTGATTGCTTTGTGTGAAGAATATACCTATCGTTATGGTAAAACACATAAAATCGAACGTGACGGTTTGTGTTATGTGCTGCTGAAAAATGTTCCGAATAACATTCCAATCAAAACTTTCACCGAACCAACGCCAGCAATGCCTGATGATGTGAAAGTTCCTAAAGCAGGACCACGTGGAATGTTACATTATGACTCTCTTGCTTCATATCGGAATTACTATATAAAGAATAAGACACATCTTGCCAAGTGGAAGAATCGATCGATTCCTATTTGGTATACTGAAAATATTACTTGATGCCTACATACGATTTTTTAAACACTGAAACCGGTGAAACATTTGAGAAACTTATAAGCCTTTCAGGCAAAGATGAATATCTCAAAGAGAATCCGCACATCCAACAAGTTCATTTAGGCGCCATGCATATTGTCAGTGGCGTATCAATTACTGGTAAAGTACCAGATGGTTTCAAAGAAGTCCTAGCAAAAGTTTCCGAGAATCACAAACAATCCTCTGTGGCAAATCGTCACGGCAAAAAAGGAATCAAAGAAGCACAAACACAGAGGCTTGTTGATAAGCATTTAGGTAAGTTTGGGCAGTAACTTTGTTATGCTAACTTTGTATCAGGAGAGAGCATGTCAAAAAAATCTTTGCAGAAAAAAGTAGCATTACTGAATGAATATATTACAAAAGAACTAGAACGTGAAATACAAACTGAAATTACTCAGTTGGAAAAAGAACATGTCACTGCAAAGAACGAAAAGAAGTTTATAAGACCATATTTTAGTAGAAATCATTACTTTACATAATGCGAATATTTGAACACGAAAAGATACCACAACTCCAGTTCGATCTGACAGCCGAAAGCACCGATGTTGGTAGACTGTATACTACACCAGAAGGTAAAAAGTATAAGTCTATCACTACGGTGCTTTCTAATCACAACAAACAAGCTATCTACGAATGGCGTCAGGCTGTAGGTGAAGAACACGCTAATAAAGTATCACGCCGTGCGGCAGATCGTGGCACAAAGGTGCACAAGATTTGTGAAGATTATTTGAAGAATGAAATACCAGAACTAAAGATGCAAATGATGATGCCAGACTTGAAGGAATTATTCTTCAAGATCAAGCCTCACATTGATGAAAATATTGGTAAGATTTATGCACAAGAGCAAGCACTGTACTCCGACAAGTACCGAATTGCTGGTCGTGTAGACTTGATTGCTGAGTGGAATGGTAGATTGTCAGTCATTGACTATAAGACATCTACAAAGCAGAAAGATGAAGAGAATATCCAGAACTACTTTATGCAATGTACAGCATATGCACTGATGTTTGCCGAACGAACTGGCATATGGATTGATGATATTGTGGTGCTGATTGCTACAGAAGAAGGACCGGCACAGGTGTTTGAACGCCAGATCCACGATTATCGGCAACCTCTGATTGAGTATATTGATAAATATGCTTGACATATTGGAGGCATCATGCTATCATTCAAACAACACGTACAATTAGATGAAGGCAATCCACTTGCTAGGCTATACAAACATGCACAAGAAGGACGCCATTATGCTGTATTATCTGCACAAAGAGGTCCCGATGAGGCAACACCAGAAGAAAATAAGAAACGCCACGAAGAACTAAAGAAGAAATTGACTGCTCAAGGTTATGCTCATAAAGAAGTAGAAGGACATTGGGAAGGCACAAAAGAGAAGTCTATCATGGTTCATGCTAAAGGAACTGGCGCAGAACATGGTAAACAATTGTATAGTGACATGAAAAAGCATGGATCAGACTACAATCAAGATTCCATTTACTATCATGATCACAATGGCGGTAAAGTTCATGGAACAAATGAAACAGGTTGGCCGGGTAAAGGAAAAACACAACCAGTTGGACAAATGAGATACAATAGACCAGATTCAGCATATCAAACTGAAACAAAACCTAAATCTGACAAACCTTTGAAACCCGGTAGAACAAGTAAAGGTTCAGCTAAGTTTACTACGAAATCAAAATATGGTGGATAATTATGCATGAAGTGGCAAGAAAATTAGCAGAGAAATCTGGATATAATGTGAAGTACACTGAGACACAACATAATGGTCATATCATGAGAAATCTTTTGGATACATATGCCCGTAATGTTGCACGTGAATGTGCTGCTTTAGTTGATACGGAAGAAGATAAGCAGAAGATACTAAATCATTTTGATATCAAATAGAATTGTTGTAACTCCTTCAAAGTGAAGGCATTCTGGACGGCGGTTCAATTCCGCCCAGCTCCACCAGAAACACATAGTTGTCCTAGATGAAAGAAACCTCTGAGGGCTCTAGCGGGGATTGTGTGTTTCTGATGGGGCTGACCTGGTTTCGACAGGGTGAGATAGTGGAGAAGGCAACACAGTAGGCGATGACTGTAAATCAAGCAAATCTATAAATGCAAATGACGCATTTTACGGTGAGGATCGCCTAGCGGCGTAACTTACATGGGGTCTGAGGGAGTGTACCTTATTACCAAAACACTCCCACCAATTTTATTATATTATGCGTGTACATATTTCTAATTATCGTGATCACTGGATTTCTCCATACACAATATTGGAGAAAATATTTTTCTGGCGTGAGATTGATTATGATGAACCATTGATTGAAAAATGGTCAGATCGTCTTGTACCTATCAGCCAAGCAATTCAAAAGTTTCTTGACTTTGTTCGTCCACGTGTAATTGATGTGAAGATTGACTATTGGGATACATGGTCAATGGATCATACATTGGCACCTATTATTCTTCCGATGCTCAAACAACTCCGTGATACCAAACATGGTTCACCTATGATTGATATGGAAGATGTGCCCGAATACATGAGAACAACAAGCACTGAAGATTATGATTCACAAAAAACATTTGATTTTTATGAAGAGAATGTTCCAGATGGATACGATTTACACAAACGTTGGGAATGGGTACTGAACGAAATGATTTTTGCCTTTGAACATTTAGTAGATGAATCATGGGAAGAAAAATATTACTCTGGTGTAATTGATACGAAGTTCGTTACCGACCCAAATAATCCAAAAATATCAACAATGGAAGATGGTCCTAATCACACATACAAATGTGATTATGAAGGTATGTTCAAAGTATACGAACGTATGGACAACGGATTCCGTCTATTCGGCAAATATTTCCGTAACCTCTGGGACTAAAAGATACTAAATAAGTATACTGGCACTACACACACAATCGCCAGTAAACACACACAGGAGTAAACACATGAGTAATCTAACACCGTTTGAGATTCGTCTTGAACTTCTTAAAATGGCCAAAGAACTTCTATTGGAAGATTATAATTCCAGTAAAGAACGGCTAGTCAATGAATGGCAAGTGAAGGTAGAGTCCGCTAAACTAAACGGACAAGCAATACCAGATCATCCTGCCTTTCCAACTTATCCCTCAGAAACAGATATCATCACTAAGGCAGCAGCCTTGAATGGTTTCGTTTCAAATATTTCAGCAGAAAAAACACAGAGCAAAAAATCTGCCTGACGGGAACGGAGGTGCGTTGATGCACCTCTCTAACTTATAGGAGAAATTATGCGTTACATAACACTATTACTTTGTAGTATCTTTGCAGTATTTGTATTATACGTAGGACATGCAGCAGCAAATATTCGTGTGCCAGTTACACCGCATGTACAACTGGAAGATTTATCGCCTCATGCACGTGCAGAGGTAGAATGCCTTGCACAGAACATGTATTTTGAAGCAGGTAAAGAACCAAAACTTGGACAACTTGCCGTAGCATTTGTCACACACAATAGAATGCAATCAGGTATGTTTCCTGATTCTTATTGTGGCGTAGTAAAACAAAAAGCGGAAGGTGTATGTCAGTTTTCATGGTACTGCGACAAGAGAGCAAAAGGTATGATTGATCGCAACATCTTGACAACAGAGAGCAATCCAGTGTATAATAATCTTACTGACTTGGCATTGCGCTTTTACCTATACACTGAAACATTCAAAGATCCAACAAAGGGTGCATTGTTCTTTCATGCTGACTATGTGAAGCCAACATGGAGTAACATAAAACACACGGTACAAATAGGTAGGCACATTTTTTATAACAAGGTAAAAAGAAGCACATGAGTATACTAAACAAAAAGGAGAAGGTGAATATGGAAAAGGGATTGAGTAGTGTAACCACGATAGCAATTACTGTGGTTTTACTTTCAATCGTTACTGCGGTATGTTTGTATGGTCTGAACGACAGAAAACTTATGGCAGCAAATATTGAAAACGCTATCGCAAAGGGCATTGATCCGCTGACAGTTAGGTGTTCATATGCCAAGAGTGATGATATTGTTTGTATAGCACACGCTGCAAATCGTAAATAATAGGAGATTATATAATGAGTTATGATGATTACAATGAGAACCACAATTTTACTTTTCGTTTTGATTCAAATGATGGTGAACGACATTTAGAAATGAACTGTAATGAATTATATCTTGGAGACATCTTTGCACGATTCAAAGAGTTTCTACAAGGATGTGGATATGAAATTCATGGTGATATTGAAGTTGTAGAATACAATTCACAAGAAAATAAATTGATGCGGAATGTTCCAATTGAACCGCCATATAACTATAACGAATATGATGGTTATCGTTTGACTGAACCACCTGAGCATGAGCCAACATATCAAGCCAAGTTTGATTTCAGTAACATACCAAATAATAACTGGTTGTTTGGCACTGAACAAATCCGTGCTTTGACTACTGCTGACTTTGCATCATTGACTGTAACTGATTTGTCTACGATGACTTCAAAATCATATAGTGACTGGACAAACATCAATCAGTATCCTACGATGGCACCTTTGACAACTGAACAGATTGAATCGTTCTCTTTCAAAACTGAAATGCCAGGTACACTTGGTAGTGCAAAAGTAAAGTTCTAATGCCTACTAAAGATGAAATGATGAAGTTCTCTTTGCAAATTGAGAAGATGGTAGCCAGTACAGATTACACATATCTTGAGGCTATTGCTGAACATTGCAAAGAGACTGGTTTGGAACTTGAGGTTGCTGCTACGCTCATCACACCAAATCTAAAATCAAAAATCCACGAACAAGCAGAACGATTGAATATGTTGAAAGTGAAAGGTAATCGTTTACCGATATGACAGGTTATGAAGCATTTTGTTTATACTCTTCTCTCAAACTTCACTTCAATTCCGATTCTTACGATTACTTTAGATATCATGGTAAAGTAAGCACCAGTATTGATGCGTTTGAAAATAGAAAAGACAAGTACCATTTCTATAAATTGAGTCGTAGATTTTCTAATGATGAACAAGGTCGTGACTTTATTGTTGCGAACCTTGTCCATGATTCCAATGTTTGGATTGGACATCTACTAACAAATGAAGCAGATATTGAATATCGCAAACGCCAGAAAGTTATTCAGTCGTTGACTTACATCTTTACCAATGAAATTGAATCGTTGATGAGTCATAACAATCCAAATGACTTGTTGATGATACAAGATGATTATCCAAAGTTGTTGATGATGCTTCTACATGATGAGATATCATTGGAGACTGTCTGCATATTGAATCAGTTGATGAACTTTGTGCCTATGTGGGACAAGAAAATTGCTGACACTATACACTATCCAAACATCAGTCGCAAGATAAAGAAATATACACCATTTATAAAGTTTGAACCTACAAAATATAAACTTATACTAAAGAAAGAATACGATGCGAATACAGAAAATATATCTTGATCTTGATGGTGTTCTGTGTGATTTCTATAAACGATATAAAGAAGTATTCAATATAGATTTACTTGCAAAACGACCACACGGTGAAAAGATTACACTTGAATGGAATAAGTTTGTTGAAGGTAAAAACTTTGAATCACTTGATTGGCATCCAGGTGGTCTAGAATTATTGAAGTATATCATTTCATTGGATATACCTGTAGAGATTCTTTCTTCTTCTGGTGGACATAGACACCATGATGAAGTAAAACGGCAGAAAAAGGTTTGGCTAAAAAGACATCACATTGACTTCACAGCCAATATCGTACCTGGTCGGAAACTGAAAGCAAACTATGCCAAGCCAGACATTATACTAATTGATGATACCGAAGATGTCATTGATGATTTCAACATGGCTGGTGGTATTGGCATACTTCACACAGATTCGGCTAAAACGATAAAAATCGTGCAGTCCATACTTGACGACACATATATACATGTATATAATGAATCATGTGGACAAGATGCACATACAATCTAATAAACTTTTTATACGAGGTAATACATGTCCGACTTTTCAAGTCTCAAGCGTAATCGCAACTCTTTTGATAAGCTAACAAAAGCGATTGAATCAATCAATACCAATACAGAAGGTGGCGGCTCTAAAGGTGATGATCGTTTCTGGTCACCTGAAGTAGACAAAGCTGGCAACGGTATGGCAGTAATTCGTTTTCTTCCAGGTCCTGCTGCTGATGGTGATGATGCACTTCCTTGGGTTCGTGTCTTTGACCACGGCTTTCAAGGTCCAGGTGGTTGGTATATTGAAAACTCTTTGACTACCATCAATCAAAAAGATCCAGTATCAGAACACAATTCAATTTTGTGGAACTCTGGTATTGAAGCAAACAAAGAAATTGCACGTAAACAGAAACGCCGTCTCCATTACATTGCTAATGTTCTAATTGTTTCTGACCCTAAACATCCAGAGAACGAAGGTCAAGTTCGTCTGTACAAGTTTGGTAAGAAAATCTTTGATAAGATTACTGAAGCAATGAATCCACAATTTGAAGATGAAAAGGCAATCAATCCTTTTGACTTCTGGGAAGGTGCTAACTTCAAAATCAAGATTCGTCAAGTTGAAGGCTATCGTAACTATGACAAGTCTGAGTTTGAATCTGCTACTGCACTGTTTGATGGTGATGATGCTAAACTTGAAGCATTATGGAAAAAAGAATATTCACTAAAAGATTTTCTTGATCCAAAACACTTCAAGCCATATGATGTATTGAAAGCAAAACTTGACAAGGTGCTTGGTCTAGATGGTGCTGCTCCTGTTGCTAAAACAAAAGCAATTGATGATGGCTTTGTACCAAAGACTTCACCTGATTTAGATGATGATGAACTAGACTACTTCAAGTCTTTAGCAGAGGACTGACCTCCTTTATCTGGGTCCTTTGCGGCGGCACCTTCGGGTGCCGTTTTTATTTTCCTACTATTAGTTTTTCTGTCATCATTACAGTAACATCAGGATTATATGCGCTGCCTGTTACTGCTGAAGAAAGTCCTGGTGGCATGTTATTGTTTACTGTCTGTGAACTATCAACAAATGTAGGATTACTCATGAACTCTCTAGTAATATCTCTAAGCATATCAGCTAAAGTTGTAGAACCTTTCATTAGCTGGCCACCCATCATTTTATCTAATGCTGTAATTTGATCTGCCGCTAAAGATGCAACTGAATCTGATGCAGATGGTTTTGGTGCTTGATTTGATGCTGTTCTAGAAGGAGTTGGTGGTGCTGATGCTGTCTGTGTATCACCGCCTATGTTTCCACCTCTAAGTGCTGTTTGCATTTGATTTGTTGTGATCAAAGATTTATTTCCTGCTTTATCGCCAGCATAATATGATGATCCTGTATATGGATTTTCAATTGACGCAAATTCTTTTGATAACTCAAATTGTTGTCTTACTGGATCCGATCCCGCATCTTTCATTCTCTTATTGATCAGTTCCATTGCCAATTTATCCTGAACGACAGGACTGAATTGATCTTCGGGTTTTACAACTTTTCTTGCAACCAATCCTGCAAGTGTTGTTGGAATAATTTGATATCTACCAGCAGCAAAAATTTCTTTTCTTGACTGCATTTGCATGACTTGTCCTACAGTCAATTTTGAAAGACCTGGATAACCTCCTGGCATATCACCAGCTTTGCCTTTATTGGCAGCATCATAACCCATCTTACCGCCTTCTTTTGCACCAATCATATCAAGTAGATTTGCTCCAGATAATGGTCCAGCTGGAGAAGGAGCCGATGATGCTCCTGTAGTTGCTGCCATTTTTTGATTCACTCGTTCACCATATTGAGTTGCCAAATTCTCTGTGCTGAACTCATTTAGTGCAGTTTGAAAATTACTCGTTCTAGATTTTTTCTCTTCTATTTTTTTATCTAATGCTCCTATTGATTCATTTAGTTTTTTCTCATATTCTTTATCGGAAACACTTTCATAACCCTCAAAATCAGTTTGTACATTTCTTGTTTTATTTTTTCTAAATTCTTCCAAATCTTTAAGTTTGGCTTGTTTTTGTTTTTCCAAAGTATCTAAATCATATTCACCTGTTGCCGCACCTACTGCACCAGCAATTGCTGTAATGGCTGCACCAGGTAAAGTTAGTAATGTTCTAGGACCCATTATACCGATTGCCATCAAGGCATATATTTTACCTTTGTTTTCTTCAAAGAAGTTTTTGAAATATCCGCCAAAATCTTTCAACACAGCAGCACCAAATTTCATTAGTGTTTCTGCTGCAACTTCTAATGCTGATGTTATTCTAATTGTGACTTCTTTGAATTGTTCTTTTACATCATTGATAAATTTACTCAGTTTATTTCCTGAAACATCATCAACGTCTTTGAATATTCCAGAAAGAGCGCCTTGAATTGATTCTAATGTTCCATTTATACCTTTTCCTAATGCAGAGAAATCTGCATTTTTGAATATTTGATAGAGAACGAATCCACTGGCCGCTGCAAGAATTACACCAAATATTCCCATGCCACCTAATGCACTGCTTAGTATACCAAATATTCCTGATGCTGCACCGCCAAGTAAACTTCCAATTCCACCAAGAATAGAACCGATTACACTACCAACACCACCAACTACACTACCAAGAACACTTCCAATACCACCAAATGCACCACCTAACATTCCCATAATATTGAATCCACCACCACCAGCAGACTTGCCTAAGCCAGGCAAACCTTTTTTAGCACCGCCATATTTTGATTCATATGCTGTTTCTCTTTCTCTTGCTTTGTCAAAATATTTTGCCGGTGTTCCGCCCCAAATGCGAACCATCTGTGACATATTTCTTGCGATAGATGGTAATGCCATAGAGTTTCTTGCACTGATTCTTGCATCACGGGCTATGGAACTCAATGCAGTTGGTGAACCGCCCACTTGTTGTGAGACTAAAGATGATGGTGATTTACCTGATACAGGTGATGCTTGATATCCTTTCAGACCAGGAAACAAAGAAGTCATTAGTCCACCTTTGCTAAACAAAGCATTTCGTGGATCATACTTCTGCATGTTCATTTGATTGTACGCACCAGATAAAGATGTAACTACACTTTTACCTGATTGTCTTTGTGCTCTAACTAAATCTGAAAATGATGCCATTTTTATCTCTTATTGGAAATCTTTTCTTGTTGTAATTTTTCGTTTTCTTCTTTGATGAAGTTGACTAACATAGTCACATAAACACCTTTTTCCCATGGCAACATATTTTCAATATCATGTAGATTATATTTGTGATGCTGCATCAATGCAAAATTGGTTTCAAAATAATTTTTCAAATTATCATAACAAACGGTTATACGAAAAAACTTTGTAAACCTTCTATACTAATTCTTTCTTCGTATCCACATTTAGAGCAATGAAAGTCTACATCTTTTTTGATCTTAGGCATTGTCTCAAAGAACTCTTGAATCTTACCAAACTGGTCTCTGGTCAAGTTTTCAATAAACTCCATTAGTTCTTTCTTTGGCACGTCTTTAGAATAGAAAATAGTTTCTTCGGTATATACGCCATCAATACATGCCACAAGAATGTTCATGAGTTTGTCTACCTCTGAACCATCTTGTTTCTGTGCTTCTTCTACCATTTTGAATGATGGATACTTGATCAAGATACCCATCTTGTCACTTAGTTCAATCTTGTCTATTTTCTTTTCATGAACTTCTGGATGAATCTCTAGTAAGTTCATCTCAAGTTTGACGATGTTTCCACATTCTTTCTCTTCACCGTCTTTTGTAACTTTATTATTGCAACGATAAGGTAATTCTACAACTTCATTGACTGAACGGGCACGAAGATTTAGAAACAGAAATTCAATATCTGTAATTGGTAAATCTTCTATATCTAAATCATCTAAACAACAGTTTGTTAGTATTTGTTTGACTGCTAATAGAACCGAATCTGCTTCTTCTGATTCCATTGCCATCAAAAGAATCTTTTCTTCTTTGACCAAGAATGGTCTAAATCTAATTGTTTTATTTGTCAACGGTAAAGTCAATTCATAAATTGGTACATCTATTTTAGGTAACATAATGTCCTCACGTTAAATTAAAATGATAATAATCTGGCAGCTCCTGTTCCAAGTATGGAAGTTATCGCAGAACCAAAATTATATTTTCCTTCGTAAATCGTTTCATATCTTTGATAAGCAAATTGAACAGTCACTCTATGAAATCCTTCTTCTGCCCAACTTAGTGGCTGAGCAGCAACACTGATTGGAAAAGCATCAATGAGATTTACTGCATAGATTTGCTTGATAGTATCGTCAAATTGTGTTATAGTAATTTGCGTCATGTATCCAGAACTTCCTCTACCATCTCCTTTTGGAAAACGCAAGTTGTTTGTATCTGTTGGCATAATAGATTCTAGCCATTTGTCAAATAACTTGCGTTCATAGAATTCATTCGTACATAAAAATGTAAAAGATGTTTCTTGATATTGAGTTTGATATGGCACTTTGAATGTAGGACCATAAATCTTAACATCTTCAGTTTGTATTGTTTTACCTGGTAGTTCAGCAGTTTCACATTGAAGTGCAAGATAACGAGTCATTCCAGGATTAGCACTTTTTTTGGCGTCACCTTTTTGTCCTATGGCTTCACCTATAGCATCCGATATATCTGAGAATGCTGAATTAGGTAGATTCAATATTTTTTCAATAATAGAATTATTGACAGAGTTACCAACATATCCAGGTATTGGCAGTATAACTTCATAGCGGCAAGGACGTGCTAAGCCATCTTTGCCTTTGATGTTTGATAAAAATAGATTTGGTGAAAACGACATTAAAATTTGTCCTCTGAGTCTGACCAGACTTTGCTGGTACTTGCTTTGGCAAATGATTCTACTGGTAACATGACGGCAATGTCCCATTCATCTGCGGTAATCTCAAGAAAACGAGATTGCACATGACTAGACAAGTATCGTTTGATACATGGTGTAGCCTCATAGATTTTAGATGCTCGTTTCAAAAAATCATAACTGATTCTGAATCTGGTACCTTCATCATAATTACGATCCGTTAGAATCGTACTCAATTTGTCTAGAAGAATGATTCGTCGCTTTGGGTGAATGTAATGTAAATTCAACCCTAAAAACCCGTCTGAGTATCGTTCTATTGGAATTACCAATGGGAACCTGTCGTAATATGGCAACGAATCTTTCGTCTTTGGATCATAATAATAAAAGTACATACGACCTATGATAGACTGA